TTTAAACCCAGAGGTGCTTCACAACCTCGTAGACCTACTGACAACAACCAGAAAAATGGCGTTGTCATTAACACACCTCGCTATTCACAATTTGGTGGCTTGTCTAGCGCAAACAAAGCAGCTACAACAGGCATGAAAGTTGAGAAGCCTGGTGACGGCAAAAAAGTTATTTAACAAAAGTAAGAGGGTAACACAATGGCTTCACTAGAAAATATGTCCCCAGATCAACGAGATGAACTCGCTGCTTTGATGTCTCAGTTAGCAGAAACGCCTGAGACTCGCAAAGACATTTTGCGTTTGACCAAAAAGATTCGTCCTGGACTTACTGTTCCTGAATTGGAAATTGAGGACAACACGAACAACGCTCTCAGCCAAATGAGAGCTGAGAACGATGCCCTCAAAGCCAAGTTCCAGCAAAGAGAGGCTGTTGAGAATTTGGAAAAACGCAGACAAGAGCTTGTTAAAAAAGGTCTTGCTAGTGAGGCAGATGTGCCTGAAATTGAAAAACTCATGTTGGAGAAAAAGATTGCTGACCACGAAACAGCAGCCGAGTATCACAACTGGATGAAACAAGCTGCTAAACCTACACCTTCTGGATACAATCCATCCGCTATTCGCCAGTTTGATCTTGGCAAGTATTGGAAGGACCCAAGAGGTGCAGCGCAGCAAGAGGCTGTTAGGGCTTTCGCAGATTTGCGTAAACCTCAACGTCCTATTGGTTTGTAAAAGAGGGTAATCATTTGTTTGGGCAGAAATGCCCGTCTTTAAGGAGCTAACTATGGCTATTGGTGGCGGTATTCTGCCTCAAACAGGGTCAAGTCAGTTTACGGAATTAACTTACGTTACAAGACGTGCGTTCATCCCCAAACTGGTTGTACAACTGTATAACTCTACGCCTCTCATGGCAGCGTTGATTGCTAACAGTCAACAAGCCAGCGGTGGTGTATCTTCTGTAACCGTTCCCGTCCAAGGCGCACAATTTGTGAACGCTCAATGGTCTGACTACTCTGGCTCTTTTGCCCAGCCGTCAGTCCAACAAGGTGCTTACAATGCCGAGTACGACCTCAAGTTGATGATCTCTCCCGTACCGTTCCTCGGTATGGAAGGTGTGGCTCAACAAGACGCTGCTATCATTCCTTTGATCGAAGCTCGTATGAACGATGCGACCAACGTGATGATGGATGCGATGGCAACAGCTTTGTACAACAACACCACAAACAATCAACAGTTCATCGGTTTGCCCGCTGCTGTGGATGATGGTACTGGTGGTGCTGCTTACCAAACGACTTACGGTAACATCAACCGTTCCACCTACACATGGTGGCAGTCCAAGGTTTACAACGCTGGTAACGTAAACCCCACAAGACAAAACATTCTCCAATACATCTCTGGAACAGTGAAAAAAGGTGCAGAAATGCCCTCATTCGGTGTTTGCGGATTTGGTACTTGGACTTTGTTGGCTCAAGACTTTGTTGGTCAAGAGCAATACGTCATCACACCTGGATCAGGCTTTGACGGTGACAACAACGGCCCTCAAGCTGCATTCAGAGCTTTGATGGTTGCTGGTGTGCCAATCTATCCCGATCCATATTGCCCAGAAGGTACAGTGTACTTCCTGAACACCAACTACTTGAGCTTGTATATCCACGAGCAAGGTTCATTTGTGTTTACAGGGTTTGAGTCCACTCTTCCCAACTGGCAAATCGGTTATGTCGGTGCTGTTCTTATGATTGCTGAATTGGTGTCTGTCAAGCCCAAGTCAATGTCTAAGATCACTGGCTACAACTACTTGTCACTATAAGGAGAATTTGAAATGGCATTAGCTCTTAATAAAATTATCCTTGCCAGTGCAGTTGCCAATACGCCAGGTGCGTATTTTCAGCTCACTACGACACCCGCAACAACAGTTGGTAACGTCATTCCCGCTGGTGTTTACATTGTGTTTCCCACTGCCAACGTGACCATCCAGGCCACATCAGCAGTTAACACAAACGGTAACATCACTGCGGTATCTACCGTGTTGGCTAACAACACTGGTGGCATGATTTTCTCTGACGGTGTTAACGTGTTTGCTAACTCTTCTGTTACCAACGCTACAGTTACTTTGTTGACTGTTGACGGTGGACAGAGTGTGTCTGGCACTTACAACGCATCATAAGGAGTGAACCATGGCTAGTCCCGATTCAGTTGGTCAGTATTACCTGGATTCCTTTGGGAACGGTCGCATTGGTTCTGCTCAAGTTGTGTCTATGGCAACAGCGGGTAACGCTGTTGTCAGCATTCCAATTTTGACTGGTGGTCTTACAAATTCAGGAAACATCACAGGTTCTGGTTCGGTTATTATCCGTAGAGTTACGGCTAACAATCCTTCTGGTACTGTTGCTTCTGCTTATGTGAGCATTACAACCAGCAACGATGGCAACGCTAGTAATGCAGTTGTTGCCAACGTGGCTTTGAGTAACCTTTCAGCCGTTGGTTTATACCAAGACTTGACAGTAGCAACACCTTATTCGACAACAACAGCGATTACTGGAAACAAAACACAGGCACTTTATGTGAATGTGAATGTACCTTCTGGCAATGCAAACACTGTATCCTTCCAGGTATACGGTGACGTTGTGACGTTCTAAATGAATGTATTTGTAACCAATTATGGAGACACCCCCCTGACCATTGGTTGGGATGGTGTTCTCTATAACTTTGAAAAAAACGTCACAGTAGAAATTCCAGAAGGTGCTGCTCGTCAGCTTTTTGGATATGGCTGTGAAGACAAAGAATTTGTGCTGGTTCGCCATGGATGGATAAAACTCCACAGCGAACTGGAAGAAGGACTTAAAATCTTAGAGCAGTTCGTCATAACAAACGAACCGCCAGTACAAAACAGCTCGTTACCCTCGGCTGTAGGAGCAATACCCTTGCGGATCAACAAATCCGCTGGGGGAAAGTCCTCTATTAAGCGGGTAGCTTAACCATGGACCTCGAATGGCAACCCTCAATGATTACCTGTCTCAAGTTGAGAACCTGTTGCATGATGTTAACAATGTTTTCTGGACGCAAAACCAGTTAACAACGTACATCAATGAGGCCAGGGAAAGAACTGTTCGAGACACTGGTTGCCTAAGAAACCTTCAAACTACAACTGCCCCCCTAGCGTACAACACCAGCACTAGCACTGGTGTTTCTCCCACGTTATGGCAAGGTAACACAGCTGTTACCGCTGGTCAGTATGTGTTTTCTAACATTTATACCTATGTGTACACTCAGAGTGGCACATCTGGTAGTTCAGCGCCCGCATATCCTACGGGAACCAATCCTTTCCCTCCTACTACGCCTTTTGCAGATGGCACAGCCATGTTGCAGTATGTAGGACCCGCTGAAATCATCAACTTTAACTCATTACCTCAACAGTTAAATGTATACGATATTGTCAACATTAACCTTTACTGGGGCAATTCTCGGATACCTCTTCGCTATTTGCCCTGGTCTAATTTCACAGCGCAGTTGCGGTACTGGCAAAACTATGTGGGTAGACCCATATGCTTTTCAGTGTACGGTCAACAACAAATCTACATTGCCCCCATACCAGACCAACAATACTACATTGAAGTAGATACCAACATTTTGCCTAATCTTTTGTCATTGAGCAGTCCAAATACCGTTGACACTATCATTGATCCGTATTCAACGGCTGTGCAATACTACGCAGCGTACAAAGCCAAGTTTTACGAACAATCTTATGGTGAGTCTGAAATTTTCAAACAACAATACGACAAACACATTTTGAACGTGCTTAATAGCGTGTTCACAAGAAGAATTCCTGATCCTTATAGTTCTGGAGGTTAATTATGGCCTCCGCAGAACAAAAGAAATCTTATGCGGTCATTAAACAGTTTAAAGGGCTGGATACCAAAGCCAATAGAACTGCCATTGATAAAGACGAGTTTTCTTGGATAGAAAATGCCATGCCCATCGGGTCTGGCAATATGCGCATTGTTCCCACTAGTTCTAATGTCAGCAACAGTGGAAATAGCGTTGTTTTCACCAGTAATGTTTCGGTACTTTATTCCGCAAACATCAAAGACGATTACATAGTTGCTTTTGAGTCTGATGGAAGTGCTCAAGGCTATGATTTACAAGGCAATGCGATGGTCACCATTGCCAGTGCTGGAACCCTGTCAAACGCAAATGTATCTGCTGCGCAATATCAGAATACTGATCTTTTCATTGGTGACCCTACTAAAGGTTTGTTTGATTGGAATGGTACAAGTTTGATCCCCGTTGGGTCTGTTGGCTTAATTGCGATTACAAATCCTGGTATCAATTACACATCTGCTCCCAATGTCACCATTTCTGCACCCAATAACGCTAATGGTGTACAAGCAACAGCTGTAGCCACCATTACTTCTGGTTCTGGCGGTGTACAGAGCATTCAAGTCATTTCAGGCGGTTCTAGTTACACATCTGTTCCTACAGTGACCATCAGCACACCCGATGTGCAAGGTGGAAATACAGCTGTGGGTGCAGCTACTATTTCTGGTGGCAATGTGGTTGCTATTTCTGTGGTTTCACCAGGATCAGGTTATCTCAACCCCCCATCTGTGACCATTTCTGGGGGCGGTGGATCAGGGGCAAGTGCAAATGCGGCTTTGTCTAGCGGCATTGTTAATTCAATCACGCTCACAAATGCTGGTTCTGGATACACAAGCCAACCTACAGTCACATTATCAGGCGGTGGTGGTTCTAATGCTGCTGCAATTGCCGAATTGGTGACTTTTGCCACGGGTACGGTGTCTGTTCAGGTGATCAACGGAGGCACAGGATATGGTGCTTATGGCAATTTAGCCGTCACTATTACTGGTGGAGGTGGCGCAAATGCAAATGGAACCGCCATTATCAGCGGTAACGTGATCACAGAAGTGGTGATGAACAATCCAGGATCTGGATACACTTCTACGCCTTCTGTGACTTTGGCGGGCAGTAATCAGACGGCTAATTTGACTGCATCTGTCAATTTAAACCAAATTGTAGATGTTGCAACTTTCAGTAACCGTGTTTGGGTGGCTGCTGGACGCACTGTTTATGCCTCTGCGTCTACATCTCCCACAGATTTCACGTCTGTATCTGCTGTTGCGTTCAATATTCAGGATAGTACGCTACACGGCAACATTCAAGGCTTGTTGTCAGCCAATAACTTCTTGTATGTGTTTGGCGATGACAGTATCAACGTGTTTTCTGACCTTCAAGTGACCTCTACGGGAGCCACGGTGTTCACCAACACCAACGTGTCAGCGTCTATTGGTACTAAGCGGATTTACGCCATATTCCCGTATTTCAGGTCTGTTTTGTTCATGAACGACTATGGTATTTATGCCCTAGTTGGTTCTACAACAACCAAAATTTCAGACCCTCTTGATGGTATTTTCCCTTACATAGATTTCAGCAAGCCTGTAACGGCTGGTCAAGCATTGCTCAACAACATCTTGTGTGCGGTGTTTAACTTCTATGTAAACAGTTCTTTCCCCATAGGGCCTGGTGGATCACGGTACATACAAGCTGTGTTTTTTGAGAAGAAATGGTTTATCACCAGCCAAGGCACAATTCAATATGTGACTTCTGTGCCTTATGGTGGCATTGTCAATTTGTATGGTACAGATAATAATAAAGTATTAAAACAACTGTACAAAGACAGTACAAGTTCTATCAGCAGTTACATTCAGACTGCGTTGCAAGACATGGGTGACCCTATACGGACCAAGCAAGCATTGAAGTTTGCGGTTGAGGCAACAGTGTCAACAGGCGGTATTTTCAATGTCACAGTAGACTCAGAAAATGGGTCTAGTCCGTCTTACACATTGTCTAACGAAATCAGTTGGACAAACAATCTGGGTTCGTTTATAGGTTGGACAAATGGTTCAGGTGCAACGATAATTTGGACTACGCAAACGGGATATTATCTGTACAAATCAGATGCTGAGCAGTACGGTAAGTATTTAGGGTTAACCATGACCAGTAATTCTGCTGCGTTCATCGTTAACACATACGAGTTTGAACATGAATTAAGAGTGAGGTTCTAAAATGCCAGTAACGTACACATTTGCAAACGCAACCGCTGCAATAC